CGGTGTTCTTCAAAACGCTATTCTTGAAATATACCCAAATTTTATTTCTTCCATTGTTGTCTATTTCGTCAGATACAACAGTTCGTTCAATAAATGTTTCTTGCTTGTAATACTCCACGCGCGCGCCAACTATCGGCGCAATATCATAGTTCGCAATCAAAACTCTTTCAATATAGAGCCCTTCGGAATAGCTGAAGCCGTCGACGGTTATGTCATAGCCGAAACCGTAGCTTGGCGGGTATAAAATCAACTCAACGCTGAGAATAGACGCCGGCCGAAGCTTTGTTTTGTTGTTGTTGATATCATAAACCGTTAGATTGTTAAAATCTAGGAAAAGAAGAACGTCGTCGTTTCTATTCGTCAAAGCGCCGCGAACATGCTTGTCAGCGTAAAGCGTGTATTCACGGCCGTCGGCAAAGTTGACTTTGATTCGAAGATTGCGCTTCAAAAAAGTATCGTATTCGCCAATTATTTGTTCGCTGTATAGGTCTGGTAAAACAAAGCCCAGACAAAGCAATTCGTCGAAATAGTTTGAATTGTCGGTATATCGAAGCGCCTTGTGCGAAACCAAATCTTTCGAAGACCATTTGACAGAAAAATAGTCAATATTTGAAATGGCGTCGAATTCAATGTTTCCCCGCCGATAATCAATTTCGGGGTTGTCGGTGTCGTTACCTTGTATATACGTGTATTCGTCGGTTCTGTATGAAGTTCGGCCGAGTCCATGATTTTCAGCAACGAAATAGTCAATGTCAAAACGACGAACAACGTTGTTTGGTGTTCGAATAGCGCATTCGCTCAAATCATACATTTCACACCACCCACTCGACGCCGGTCAACGTGAACCCTTCGCCGTTGTTTGGCGCTGTGATTGTCCACTTTTGGCGCCGGTTATTGGTTGCAAAAACACCTTTTGTATTTTCATAAACAAGCGGTTGGCCGACAGCGGCCGCACCTCTTAATTGCGGCAAGAAGTCAATTGTTGCGTTGCCAGAGCCGTCAGAAACAACGTCGGCTGTCACAATCTTCAATTCAGAATTTCCGGCGGTTGGAATTTCTATATAGTCGCCTTCTTTGAAAATTGTCTGACTTGCCGGCGCGCTTGAAATTGTTACTTGTTCAATTGTTACTTGTGAAGCGATAACAGGAGAACCGGAAATTGTGCCAACAGGAACAGGCGAAGAAACGTCTGAAAAATAAAACGTTTCAGCCCCGCCGCGAAGCTTGGCAAGAAACGACCGAAAGGCCGGAACTTGGTCTTCTGTCAATATTTTCCATGTTGCCGAAAATTCCCAATGCGAACCGAGTTGCTCGACGGCTTGCATTGCATTTGTAAAAGTAGAAACGGCGACTTGGGTATTGTTTACAATCTCGAATTGTATGCTGGCGGGGTTTGGTATATTTGAAGGTAGCGAAATAGTCATTTTTTAAGCCCTCCGACCAACGGCGCGCGTCAACTTGCCGCCGCGTTGTATCTCACTTAAAATATTATCTGTCACGGCTCTTGTGACTTGTTGCGTTGCTTGCGAAATCTTGTCGGCGCTGTTTGCGTCGGCGTCTCCCTCTATAACAACGCTAACTTGCGGCGCAATTGTTACCGGAGAAGCACCAGAAGCTTCAACGCCAAGCTTGCCGTTTTTTCGAGAAAGAGGAAGTATTGCTTCAGCGCCAGCTTCCCCCATTAAGCCAGTTTGACCAGAGCCGAAAGAAAAAAGCGTTGGAGACGTTACAACGCCACCGTTCGCGAAGGGTATGACTCCAGAGTTGTCGAAAGCGTTGCCGTTTGCGCTTGCTGTAACACCGCCAGAAGCGCCACCAATAGCACTTGCGCCGGCTTGTATTGCCTTCATTGTCACAAGTTCAGTTATTATGCGCCCTATTTGACCGACAACGAAAGAAGCGAAGCTACCCCAATCCGCCTTGCCGTTTTCAAGCTGGTCGGCCATTGTCGAAGCGAATTGTTCGCCTGTGGAAATTGCGCTGTCAATTATTGCGTCGTTTGACTTTTGTATTTCTTTCGCTTCTTTTTTTGCCGTGGCTGTCGTGCTCTTCAAATATGCCTTCATTATCCTGTCAGCCTCTTCAGCGGAAACGCCAAGGTTCGCTTGTGCAATTGTCAACAGTTCAACAACCTCTTGCAATTCGGCGGCTTTTCTTGCCCCTTCATCAACAGAAAACCAAAGGTCGTTGTATTGTTGCTGTGTTGTTTCAAGAAAACCTTTGCGCCTTCTTTCAGCCTCTTCAGCAACGTCGTTTTCTTCTTGCAACTTCTGAATTTGCGCGTTGTATGCCTTCAGAAATTTCTTTTCCCAATCTTCAAGCTCGTCGCCGTTTTCTATAATTGCGCCGGTGCTCTTCTTTGTCGAAGCGGTCGTTTCGTCGATTCCCTTGCCCCAAAGCGTCTCAATATTAAGAACCTTTGAAATCTCTTCTGAAAGCTCTTTTATTTTCTGGCGGCCTTTTTCGTTGGCATTTGTCCAAGCTTTTATTCTTGTTGCATTTTCGCCGGTTTCTCTTGCCTTGGCAATCTTCTCTTCATTTTCAGCAATCTTTGCGCGAACCCTTTGTTGCTCTGCTTCAAGCGGTGCAATTTCGGACATTTTGTTCTTGTATTCGTCTTGCCCTTTTAGCAACCAAGTCCAACCGGTGAGAGTATCTTGAACAAGCTTCGAAACAGTTTCAACAGCTTTTAAAACGCCGCTTTCGTTATCCAAAACGAATTTATACCACGCGCCCCAAGCTTTTTTAATATCCAAAACAGCCGGCAAAAGTCGGTTTCCAAGTTCGGCGCGCAAATCGGCAATTTTGTTGTCTTCCATTTTGGCAAGACCTTCGTTCGTTTTCGCAAGGCCGACAGCCAAACCGCCGTAATTTTGCTCCATTACACCGACAAGAGTATTGACGCGGGTCGTCATGTTTCCTTGTTGAATCAATTTCTTTTGGTGTTCGTCCATGATTATGCCGGCTTTTGTAAGCGCTCCGGCTTGCCCTGCAAGAGCTTTGCCCATCATATTGGCCGCGTTGATTGCGTCGTCTTGTGTCGCGTTGACGCCTTTGTTTGCCGCAACTAGATTTGCAAGAGAAAGCGCCAATTGGTCAGTTTGTTCGGTTGTTGCGCCGTAGCTCAAAATCTGAGAAAGCCCAGCTTCGGCAACGTCGTTTGCAAGCGTGGTTTGTTCTTGTAGCTGGTCGGATAAATCGCGCAAGCCTTGAATTTGTTCGTCGGTTGCCTTTGTCACGGTCTTCGCAATTGAAACAAGTCGAGCGTCGGCGTTCTCTTTATCTCTTGCGGCGCGAATCGCTTTCTTCATTTCACTAGTAACGCCGCGCAATATCATCATTCCCGCAAAGCCTGTTGCAAGCCCCTTGACCATGCCAGAAAGGTCTTTGCCGCTCTTGGTCATGCCCTTCATTGAGTCAGAAGCTTGTTCGCCGGCTTTGGTGTTTCTTTTCAAGCTGTCGGTCAGAAGGTCAGTGTCTTTTTTTGACTTTTCAGTTTCGACCGATATTCTAAGCCGTGATTCTTCAATATTTTCAGCCATTGTTGCGACCTTTCAAAACTTCGTCGTTCATTGCTTGCATTATTTCAACAAACTCTTCTATTGGCAAAATCAATTTTCGCATGTCTGCAAAAGCTTTCATTTCGACAAGGGGTATTGCCCCGCCGGAGTTTGCAGAACGATACAATACAAAAAAGGCGTTCAAAAACCAATCGACAACAGGGTCTTGTTTTGGCCGGTCTTTCAACGCCTTCGGCTCTTTGCCGGTCTTCTTGTATCGTTGCTCCAATTGCCGCACCTTTGCCGAGAATTTAACGTTCCAAGCAAGCGCGTCAATCACTTTTTTTTTATTCTGTTGAATCCTTTTCGAACAAAATTTGCATCGCCTTGACAATAGTCGGTTACAAAATCCAACAAAAGCGGGTCATTGTCAAAGCACGTTTTCGCGCGCTGTGAAGAATACGAAACGTCAACAACTTCAGATTCACCGGTTTCAGCGTCAAATATTTCAGCTTTAACGCCGCGCCAATCTGTCAAAATAAACTTCGAAGCCGCTGTTTTCACCATTTCGTTGTATTGAAGGCCGGCGCGTCGGCCGTTCATCAATTCTTGAAGATAGTCTTCGTTATTATATCGCGCAATCTTTAGTTCAACGCCTTCGGCGTGTGGGTATTGTACCCACTTGCCAGAAGACACTTCTTCGGCGTCTGCGTTAGTCACACGAAGAAGCGTTTCGTCAAATTCTGGGGAAATTTGTGCTGTCATTATGCCACCTTGTTCAACCATGTCAACTGAATTGTTCCGCCAATACTTTCGTCGTAATGCGCCTTGAAAGAGCCGGCCGCCATAACGTCGGAGTCTTTGCCGGTAGCGTTCACCGGAAGCTCTGTATATTTCACATTAGGAAGAGAAACCGCAAGAGCGTTGCCTTCGGTATCTGTCAGAACGAATTCAATCGAAACGTGTTTTTGGTTTTTGAAATCTTGATAAAAAGCAAGGCTTTCAAAATATACTTCGATATCTCCGGTCACATTCATTTCCCCCTTGCCTATACCAACAAAGCCAGCGGTTCCAATAGCCGTTTGACCTCTTGCGCCGTTGTCGATATTAAGATTCATACTCATTACAGAATAAGGAAAAGCCACGCCGTCAGAATAGATTGTTCCTATACTGTCGACAGTGTTCAAAATGCTGTCAGAGCTTGCCGCAAGATACGTTGCACCGGTCAATTCTGCTTCTGACTCACTGTCTGACAAGCCAAGAAAAGAGAATTCGCCGGTTGCGATTGATTGAGCCCCAAAGGAGAAGCCAAAGGTTCCGACTTGCTGGCCTTCGAACCGAAAGAAAGTCGGCGTTGCCATGTCGCGAAAAACCTTCTGAAGAGTGAAAGACTTTGGCGTTGTGCCGTTCACATAGTTTTCAGCATAAACAGCCGCGCCAGAGCCGGATTCTGTGGCCATTGTCTGACCTTCAACCGGCGCAACAACAATATTGTCGTCGTCTGTGACCGATACAACGCGAACAATTCCGTTGTTGCCAGCTTCAGCAAAGCCAGAAAGCCGAATTGATTGACCAACAAGCGCGCCGGCAAAGTTGTTTGTCGCCGCTGTTGCTGACAGTGCAACGGCCGCTTGGTCAGTTGCGTCAACGCCGAAGTTGTCAGTTGCGTCGATAACGACAGCCGAACCGCCCCGAATACCGCCAACAGCAAAAGCTTTTAGCGCGTTGATTCGCCATTCAATAGAAACGCCGCCAGAAGCTTCGACGCCTGTTTGTACAGTGTCGCGCGCATTCATGTCAGCATATATTTCAGAACTTTCGGTATTTGAAACATTCCTCGAAAGTGTTTCGCCTGTGATTCCGATTTTCTTAAACTCTGGATTGTCTGGCGTAGTTCCGCAATCGACTTCTTCGATATACGAAAACTCCACGCCGTCAGCGGAAGGTTTTTGTGGACAAGTCATTGTGAACTCCTTTTTTCGTCACTATAAAATGAAATATAAATTGTTGTTTGATACCACGCCCCAATCACGCCAGAAAAGCCGACGGTCGGAACGCTAAAGTGAACGCAACCAGTTCGCGCCCCTGTGTAAATGTCAAGAAGGTCGGCCGTTTGATTCGCCAATTGCGAACCGGTGCCTTTCTTCGTGAATATCTGGATTGAAAGAAGGCCGTCAGAACGCGTTTCTTTGTTCCCTAGTGCCGAGAAGCCAGAACCGGTTTCTTGAACACTGTGGCGAAGCCAAAGCGCGGCGGCGTCGCCGTTTCCGGTCTGGTTGTCGAAGAACGTCTTCGTTTCAGCCGGCAAAAGCGGCACAACGTTCGCAATATAGAATTCTTCGATTGTCTTTTGAACTTCGTATTTCTGCATATTATCTTCCAAGCTTTCGCGCGGTTGATTCAATAGAGCGCCTTACCATTGCATAAGGCGCGCTTGTTGGTGTGCCGTTCTCAAGATATCCAATATACGGCAAGTTGTTCGAAATATATACAACTTCTCCCAATTTAGGCTTCAGAGCGTCGGCGCTTTCTCTTGAAGGTGTGCCAGACTTGTCTTCGATTGTTTGAACGTCGTCTGTTGGTGTTCCGGCTGTGACAATCCAATTTGAGCGCGCGCGGCCGGTGTCGACCGGTGTTTTAAACGTCAAATCTGCGACAAGCTGAACGACAACTTTCTTCGTCGCCTTCTCAAGGTTCGAAACCATTTTTTTCGAAAAATCGCTTGGTTTTTTATCCCAGCCCATTGTTCACAGCTCCGGCTTTGTTCAAGTAACCAGTCCACAAAACGCGCGCGGGGTCGGTTTCCGATTTTATTATATAGTACGATTCAGACTCAATTGTCAGCTTGTCGCCGACTTTAGGAATGAACCCGAGCTTGTTGATTTGCGCCAATGCTTTATAATCACCAAGGCCGCCGCCGTTTGCAAGTGCGCCTTGGTTCACAAGCCTGTCGGCCTCTGTCACCAAATCCAACACAACTTGCGCTGTGAACTGTTCAACGAACTCTGTGACGCCTGTTTCTGGCGAATACGTTGAATCATTCACGCTTACGAATACCGCGTTGACCGGTACGTTGTCGAGCTTTTCAAATGCTCCGGCAAGCTTCAATTGTAATTTTTCGCGCAATGCCATTTTTACGACCTATTTAATGTAATTGAAGCGGCTGAAGAACCGGCGCCAACATAGCGGCAACCGTCTTGCAAAAGTAGTGCTGATATCTCTGAAAAGGGGTCTGTTTTGATTGCCCCGCCGCCAGAAGTTGTTGCAAACTCCTCTTCGACTTCAACAGAGCCGGCTTTAACCTTCTCTTTTTTCGTAAGACGGCCAGAGCCCCGCGAAGATTGATTTTCGAATAGTGTGCCTTCAGCATAGAAGCCGCCAAGTAGAGCGTTTGTATATTGCACATTGTCAGAAGGTGCGGTTTCGTCGATAGTGCAAGAATAGTTTGCGTCAAGATAAACGCGCCCCCAAGAAAGAGCCGTATTTTTTCCGGCTTCATCAAGAGCAACCCAAGCGGCGCCGGTGTTGATTGCGTCGGCGTCTGTTGCTGTTATATATGCAGTTGGCAAACCAGCCATTTGAAACCCCTTCTGTATTTGTAATTTTTAAAAATAGGGGCTTCGCATTTGAAACCCCTATTCGCACACACGAAGCCAAAGCTTCGTTTCCCCAGATTAACCGTTGGTATCGAGAAACGTAATTTTCACGTCTTTGCGGTCGACGGTACGTGTCCAAGCACCAGCAACACCAACTTCAGCGTTCGTTGGAGTTTTGCCAGCAACGGTTGCGTTGGCATAATCCCAAGAATAGTTTGTTGGTGTTATTACGTGGTGATGACGTGACCAAAGCGTTTCGATTCCTTCACCATTGCCGGCCGCTTCAGTGCGGTCGATTGCAAGCGGATTCGCTGGCATTCCTTCACCGTAGCGAAGAGCGTTTGCACCAAGCAACGCGGTTGTGAAGGTCGTGCGGTTTGTGCCGGCTGTGGCTGGCATAAGGTCGGAAACAATAACTTCTTTTCCAAGATAAATTGGAATTGCTGACTTTCCTTCTGACGGAGGAATAAAAGCAATTTCTTCTTTGATTAGAAGTTGAGTGTATACCGTCGAGTGCATGATGATAATTGCAATGTCGTTCATGTTGTCGCCAAGAGTAGCAAGCGAACGAATCACAGCTTCGCCGGAAATCTTTTCCGCGTCTGTAACGGCCGCCGCGTCGTCAGTAGCAACACTATAAACCATGTCGCCGGAGTTGTTCGCAACGTTGTCAGCTTTTACACCAACAAGCGAAGCAATACCAGTTTTGTCGATATCTTTGCCCCAAAATTCGCCGAGCTGTTCAGAAACAACTTGTTGCGGGTCTGGCTGTGAAAGAGCGTTAACCAAATCGGCATGTTGCCAGCCTTGGTTGCGCGTATGCTTCAGCGCGAAGATGTCGGCCATTGTGTTTTTCTGTGGTGTTGCAGTTGTGGCCGCATCGCTTGACGCGTTTGACTCGGCGTCTGCAATATGGTTGTATCGACCAACGTTGAACACTTGGCCAGCATTACCAGAAGCGAGTTCTGTAATTTTGGCATCATTTGCAACCGCGGCACTTCCAATAAGAGCCGATTTTTCTGGAATCATCAACGCCGCTTCTGGCGCAACGATTTCTGGAACAATAACGTCTGACAACTGTGTTAGTGCCATTTTATACCTACCTTATGTTGTGTCGGCGGTATAAATAAAACGCGCCAACAATACAAAAAAAATTCATTTTGTACCGGTCAGCGCTTGGCGTCTTGGTTGGTTGCGGCTTACGCGCTAGGCTTTGGCCGCTGGTTCTCCCGAACGGCCGGCGCCGCCTTTACGCGTTACACCGGCCAGCCTTGGAGTTGAAAAGGAATCGAGAAGAAACCCTTCACCAATTAAAATAGCATAAAAACAACATTCTGTCAAATAAAAAAGCGCCCCGCCGAAATTGACAGTGCGCTTTTCACCAGCTTCAACGTTTCTTTTATTGTATAAACGCCTTCAGAGGAAGAACAAAAACAGCCTTGCCGCGTTCTATTTCAACAATAGCGTCGCCGTATTTTGCAACCAATGAAAGCCCAGCTTCAGCAACAGCCGCAAACGTTCCGCTTTTGACAAGTTCGTCTTGGCCGCCGTAGCCTTGAACAATTGCAAGCGTCGTTGTTCGGCCGTCTTTCGAAGGCGTCGCAATCAACTGTTTCGCAACATTGGCCGAAGCGTAGTCTTTCAAGATAGAAGAGGAAACAAACTTTTCAGCCGCGTCTTTCTTTGATATCTTCAAAGCTTCAATTTTTGCACCGCCAGCAATTTCAAGTTGCTTCAACAGCATTTCAATTTTTGCGTCTTTGTCAGCACACTTTTTGCACGATTTCGCGGTTTTGCCTTCTTTGGCATTGCCTTCAATCAACTTTGTCATTTCTTCAGCCGATTCGGTCACAATGCGAAGCTCTTCTTTCAGAGAAAGGTTTTCTTCGCTTGCGTCTTTTAGCGTTTTTTCTGCGGCGCGTAAAAGTGCCGATTTTGTTTCGTTTTCTTCGATTTTCAAAACAACGCTTTCTTTGTCTTCAGCGCCGATTGCTTCAACTAGGCTTGCAATCCATTCGTTCGCCTCTTTTAGCTCTTCAAGCTGTTCAGATTCGCCAGCGCCACCGGCGGCAAGCTTTTCTTCAAGTTCAGCAATTTTTGCTTCAAGCTGTGGTTTTGTTGCCATTTTGGTATTTCCTTTTTCAGTGTTCTTTTTGTTTGTGTGCTCAATGAAGTATCAAGAAAAACGCCGGCTATTTCTTCCGGCGCGCGTCAAGGTATTCTTTTTGTAGCTTTGAAAAAAGTGCGGGGTCTTCTTTCCGAAGTTGTGCTTGCTTGGTGAAGTTTGGCTTCTCTGGGTTGAACGCGTCAGCCCACTTTGAACCACCGGCACCAGCACCAGCACCACCACCAGCACCACCGCCGGAAGAATCGCGGCCAGCAAGAAGCGGTTGAAGCTCTTCGTTTTCGCGAAACTCTTTCAAAAGGTCTTCTTTAGATTTGCTTGTATGTTCGCCGTTCTCATCTAAGACAACAGTGATTTCGTTGCCGTTTTCGTCAAGAATCACTTTCAGACGCCGGCGAAGCTCTTTTTCGACAATCTTTTTTTCAGTGCCGCAAAGCTCTTTGTTCAACTCTTTAACAGTTACAGAAAGCGCTTTTTCTTTCTTGCCTTCAATCTTTTCGGCTTTGAGCTTTTCAACCTTTTCGGCAAGTGTCTCTTTTGCCGCTTTTTCGTGTTTGTATAGCTCTTCAAAATTGCCGGAGTCTTCGAGCGCCTTTTGCTGTTTCGCTGTCAGCTCTTCAAGCTTCTCTTCCATTTTCTTGCGAGAATCAACAGCGCGGTCTTTGTGTGAAATTGAGCGTTCGGCCAAACCAAGCGCTTCGATTGCGTCGACGGTGTACGTTTGCGATTCACCTTCTTCAACCTTGTCTTTTGTGTAAACGGCTTGAAATTTTTCGTTCAGCCCTTCAAACTCTTCTTGCGAAATTGTTGCTTTCATAGCAAACTCCTATTTTGGGGAAATGGTACGCACTTATAAATATACTATTTTACAGCGCGGCCGTATTTGTGCCGCAATTCTTCAATGCTGAATTGTTGATTGTTTGACTTCAAAAGGTTGCGAACAGACAACTTTGAATTGCTCGAATACAATGCCGCGCGCTCTTTGCCAAAAAGGTCTTCCAGATACCAATTCGGCTGAGGTTGGCCGCCTTTATAATTACCGCGTAGAAAATCATCAAAAGAAGTTCCCGCTGGCACTTCGGCGCGCTCTGTTCGGCGCTTCTTTGCTCCGGTGCGGTCGCTTGCAATCTTTTCTTCGTCAACGCCCTTTTTGCCGGTCTTTGCAACTCGATAGTCAAGCGGGTCTTTTCCGGCACCAGAAACAACAGGAACAAGAGCGCTTCGACAATTCCAATGCAATGGCGGTTGCGGTGCGTTGGCGTCGTTTAAGTGCCATTGCGTACCGTCATAAGATGCGCAAATTATAGTTGTTCTATTGTCAAGCGTGGCAACAAATTCAAGCTTCTCTATAACGTCGCTGTTCTCTTTCCAAACTTCGCGGCGCGCTTCATTGCTCATTGCTTGCGTAATGGTTCGAACTGTGGCCATGACGTCGCGCTTGTGTGCGCCAGAAATTAAGCCGCCGGCATAATACGGCGTTTTTCCCTTTGGCGTGACTCTTGTGCCAACAATAGCTTTTGCAATTTCATCGTTTGAAAGCCCTTCAGTATAGCCTGCGCGAATCATTGCACCAACAGCGGCCGCGCCGGATTCGTCAAGCATTCGAAGCAACTGTTCAGAAGTCAGCGTTGAGCCCTTGGCGAAGTCAGTGAAAACAATGGCGCTTGTCGCGGCGGCAATCCTCTTTTCGCTTGGAACCTTTGAAGCAATGCCAGAAGCTTCAGAAACAAGCGCCGCTTCTGTTTCAACGTCAAGAAGTGCCAGCTTTTGAGCCGAAGCACCAGCTTCAACAGTGAAGCGTTGGAAGTTTTCGCGAAACTCCTTTTCGAGCGTTTTCAGCGTCTTGTTCAATTCGCGCTTCTTGTAGCCGCGAACGCTCCCAGCATTCAGCGAACGGTTGATTGCGGCAATTTGCCGGCGAAGATACGCGTCTACGTTTGCTTCTGTTCCGGCAATCCACGCTTCGCGAAGCCCCACGTTTCGCAATTGGTTCGCCGTGGCCATTATTCAACGCCTTCGTCAACGTTTGCGCTGTCTGGAAATGGTACGCCGGTTATTTGGCTTGAAAGCTCTTCTTCAACGTCTTCGTTGCTCATGTCGGCGGGGATAACACCAACGGCGCGCAAGTAGTCGCGCAAAACCGACACACCGACAACTTGACGGTCGATTGACGTCAACAAAGAAGTGACAAGTGAAGCGTCTGGCGAAGGCTTCAGCAATTCAGTGTTCAGTTCAATCTTCGGTTCAATTTCCCCGCCGGCCATGTATTTATTTGCCATTTTTACGGCTTCAGCATATGCCGAAGAAAGTGAAAGTATTATTGACGCCATAGTCGACAGACCGCCGGATTCTTTAAGCCGGATAGCTTCAGCGGATTCAACGCCGGCCGTTTGATTTGTCAAAAGCTTCGCGCCAAGGTCAAGAGCTGTTTGCCGTAGTCGTTCAAGCTCTTTGTGAAAGCCTTGCGCGTCAAATTGACCTTGCAGAAGAAACATGTTCGCGCCCTCTTCAAGACAAAGCACTTCGTCAGTGCCGAATTTTGCGCCGCTTGCCGCATACTCTTCGCGCCAACTTGCCGTTGTTCCTGTTGCGACCGGTTGCGGCGCGCTGTGATAGTGCATCGACAAATACATTTCTGCGGTCGTTCTATAATGCGCCATGTTCACGTTTGCAACCTTGAGAACCGGCGGCTTCTCTGAAACGTCAATTGTCGTTCCGTGTGCTGATATCAAAAAGAACGGTATCACGTCAAGCATTTTGCCGGCCGCTTTGAGAATATACGGCTCTTCAATTATAACGTCATTTTTGTCAACAACAAAGCCTTCAACAACGTCGTCGCTGTTAATCATCAAAACGCGGTATTGATACGCTTCGTCGTCGTCGTGTCCGAATATGTCAGCGGTTTCTTTCGCAAGCTTTTCGCGAAGAACAACGAATTCAAGCCGCCGGTTGCCGTTCTTTGAGCCGGTGCGCCAGTTAACAACGTCTTCAGCCTCGTAGTAATGAATTGACGCTTGAAGCTCTTTATCGGTTGCAAGACTCGATTCTTCTGCTCTTGGATAGTCAACGAATAGAGCGCCGCGCCCTGTTATAATAACGCCAGAAAGCGCGCTTTTCATTTGTTCCTTGAACATCGTGCCGGCACCGTCAATATTTTGTTCAAGATACGCAACTTCGTCGAACTCTGAAAAGTTGATTGACGGCGTTGTCTTAAATGCAATACCGGTCATCGACTCAACGGTCACTTCTGTCATGTCTTCAAAAACGGCTCTTTGCTTATACGCGTTGTAACGTTCAACGCCGTCGGCTGTCGTCAAGTCCATGTTGACGCCTTGCGTTGGCAAATACGTCGTTCCTTTTGATTTCACCACGCGCTCGCCGGCAACGGCATCGCGGCAAAGTTGCCAATCTTCAATTCTGTCGTCATAAACAGGATTTGTTTTGTCGGCTATATCGAAGCCGCTTTTCATTTCTTCAGCCATTTTTGCGCCCTTCGTGTATTGTGCAATATTATAAAACTACCATTTTGTTTTGATTCTTCCAAACTCTATACCCTTCAAAGGGTGCTTCCTGTGTATAAAATAGCCTCCGGCGTCGGTGGGGTGGTCAAGACCGCCTT